CTGTCCTTTGCGGATTGCTTCAAAAAATTCTGCCTTGACGACTAATGTTAAATCAGGCATACACCCTCCTGTGCTTAGGAGGATAATGCCTGATTTAAGGTTTAGCTGTCAATTGATGGATCAGGCTGTAGCCTTCTCTTCGTCGTCTAATGTGTCTTTAAAAAGAGCATTCATTTTTTCAAGCTCTTCTGGATTCTTACGAATCAGATTTGCCAGTTTGCCGAGATGCAGCTTTTTTCCGCCCCATACATAGTAAGCGCCGGAAGAGTCGATCATCCCTTTCTCCTTCAAATATTGAAGAGAACTGGCAACCGCGTCGAACTCCGCAACGTCATTTTCATTGAATTTCAAAATCCACTGAACCTTCTGCTGCGGTCGAGTTAACTTGTTCTTGACGGTTTTCGCCGTAATGATCTGGCCAACAAACTCATCCCCATCCTTAATCGCTTTTTTGCTCAAAGAAATACGGATGGTTGCAAAGAACTCCATAGCTTGTCCGCCAGGGGTTCCCGTCGGGTCGCCAAACATTACACCAGGCTTCGTTCGAATCTGATTTAGATACAAAGCGGTCATGTTGAACTTTCCAACATATTGATTTACTGCTTTAAGCGTCGTTGATGTCACGCGCGCCAAAGCTGTTGTGTCATTCATGTTGTACTGGTCAATCCCCTTTTCAAACACAGACTGTGGGATCATCGCGGCAACAGAATCAAATACAGCAAGAATGGGCGCTTCGTCGTCGATATAAGACTTTGAGCGAATGCGCTCCGCCATCTGCATAGCAAGAGTGTTTGACTCCTCCCACGTTTTTGGCTTTCTGTAAATGAATTTGTTGGGTGATAAATCCAACCCCATGCGCTCCGCAAGTTTGGAATCAAAAGTCTGTTCGTGATCCATGAAGATAGGGATGCCTCCCTGCTACTGTGTCTCAATCATCAACTGGGTAGACAGCGCTGTCTTGCCGGATGAAGATGGGCCAAACATTTCAATAATACGACCTCGCGGAATCCCCCCGTAAAAAACCCCTGATAGGATTTTGTTCAGCGGTTTGAATCCAGTGTCGAGAAAACTACTGCTTTCGTTAAAGTCGTCATTTCCACCAAACTCTTTTTCTAAATCATCTGCTAGTGACATAGTTTTTTGCCTCGTCATAAATAGCCTGTGCTTTTTGAATGCGATTGAACAAAAGCTTTAAAACCTTCTGTCGCGTCCAAGTGCATTCGCTGATGCACAGGCCTGTAAATGGATTAATGCCAGTTTTAGCAAACTCGCGCTTTAAACGAAGCTGCTCTTTAAGCTGACGCTTTGCGCACCGCTTCATCTTGAACGGTCTTAGTCTTTTTAACCCTGCCATTTTTGATTGCTCTCACCTTAAAAGGAGTGATGAATGTGTCAAAGTTCGCCGCCAACTTTTGAAGATTGTTGTCGTAACAGAAATCCTCAAACGCCTCTGCATCGAATGCGCCTGCGACCGTCCGCGTAACCTCCTTGTCTGGCTTCGGAACATTCTCCAAGTCCATCAACTTCAAGTTGCGCTTGAAGGCGTCATAGACGGGTGGATAGCTAATAACTTCTCCATTCGGCATAGCCTTGTCTGGAGGTGGCAAGTTTTTCGCTAAACGCTCAAGGTATTTCGGCAACTTCTGAACTTCACCCGCATTAAAAGCTCTCATAAAGCCTTCAACGCTTCCGTAAGTATTGACCAGGTTTGCCGCTCTACCTTCACCGATTCCACCCACGCCAGGAATATTGTCTGACGGGTCGCCTCGCAACGCTTTGTAATCGAGGAAAGACAAGGCCGAGACAGGAAATTGGGTTTCAAATTCGAGCACTCCAACTCTGAGCGGGTTTTCCGCTCTAGGGTTGTACCACTCGCAATAATCCCCAACCAATTGCGCCCAATCTGCATCGGACGTAATCAGCAAGTATTCCTTGGCAGGAGCACTCATTCGCTCGTTCTTCGTGACCAAATAACCCGCTAAGTCGTCAGCTTCATGCGTATCAGCAACTAACTGGTCGATGCCGAGCATATTCAGCATGCGAGCCACTTCTGGACGCTGTTCTTTGACGATTTCGCGGTCTTTGTTCTGCTTTCCACGATTCTGCTTGTATTCTGGATAAAAGTCGCTTCGCCAATTCTTCTTTCCATCCCACAAAACGACGGGCGAGTAGTCTGGAAACCGCCGGAGCAGTTTGTTGATGTGCAGTGCCGCTCCGTAGATCGCACCAACATTTCGACTACCGCTCTTTAAGATTCCCGCTCCGTAATGCGACGCCCAAAGCATGTTTGAGCCGTCTATAAGCATGACTTTACCCATCGTTGCTGCTTTCATCAGTTAAGATCGGCAAGCAAGGCATCAAGCTCGTCATCATCTTCATCTGGCGTTGATGAGGCGGATGCGATTGACTCGGCACTCACAGGCTCTTGGCTGTCCATTTCAAATGGAAGCGAATCGCTTGCATCTCCATCTTTAGCCATGTACTCGCCTTCAACCGTGCTTGAAGTGCTCGGCGCTGGGGCTGCGGGTTCGGCAGCAGGAAGCGCTCCTGATACGCTCAACCCAATTCCAAGCGTTGTCGCAACCTTCCCGATTGCTGTCAAAGCTTTTTGCTCTTTCAGCTCGGTTATTTGATTGACGAATCCGCTCAAGTCGTTAAGCTCTTTCATCACTTTGGCCGGCACCGGTTCAGACTTGGATTCTGGAAGCGGTCGAACACTGTACTTCGTGTCAAACCCTGTGCCAGTACGCTCGATAACAATGTCGATCCCTTTTTCAGGGTCGTGAATGTTTCCGTAGTCTTCAAACATGGCAAAAATCTCTTCCGCCTGGTTCCAGTTCAATGACAATACGATTGGCTTTTCAGGGTCTTCCCCGTTGCGCACAAGCGCGTTGAACAAGACTTGACGACGAGGGCGCATGCCTTTCAACTTGTCACGGACGGAATCGTTTGGCGCACGAGCAATTGCTTCGTTCAGCGCTTCACCGAGTGGGGATGGTTTGTTAAATGTGATTTCTGAATCGACAAGCGACATGATCGCTTTGTCTGTCACTGGGTCTTTAATCCAGTATTCGCCGAAATCGTGGGAAATATCCGCTTCAAGATCGTTTGGGTTCTCCCAGTTTGGAAGGATGCGGACGATGTGTTTTCCATTTGGCAAACGGACTGCATTTTGAAATCCTCCGCGCGATGCGTTGACTTCTGCTCGTTTTGCCTTCATACGTTCTGCTAAAGTTGCCATATTTATTGCTCCTGTTATGGGTCATACGCGGCTTCATTGACTCTAAATTCACCGCTTGGACTACTGCTTAAAAATTGTCTCTAAGACAATTAGATTATACTAAGCAACGACTGGTTAAATTACGGTACTTAGTATATTTTTAATAGGCAATATTTACTTATTGTTCAATCGTTGAAGAGCCGCGAATTGCACGCTCTGTAACGCCATGTTTTGAAGCTTCGCTTTTGATGTACGCTTCACCCTTACGCTCTTCACGATTAGAAACTCCGATCTGAATGACCATATCACGTCGCTGTCTGAACGCTTCAAGAATATCACGACAGTATGACGCATGTGCCTTGGACGCATTGTAGTCCAATTTTTTCTTGATGATTCGCTCATCACCGTCCATTTGTGTCGCGATGGATTTCTCGGTAAGCTTGGCTCCACTTGCTGCCGCGTCGTCTCGGATTTCTTTATCGACTTTTGATTCCAAAAGCTCTAACGAGACTTTTGCCTTGGACGCTTGAACGTCTGCGTTATAGGCCTGTTCTGCGTAGAACGCGTATAACGCTGCCTGTTCGATCAGCGCAGTGTCGATATTTTCGGCGGTAAAGTGCAAATCTTCACTCACCGTTGTTGAATCAATAAACTCCTTCATCCCTTTCTTCTCCTACTGTGTAACGGTTGCGCTGCCGTCATCAACATATTGCGCAACCTTGCTTAAAGTAAACTGATCGCCGGAATCCTTAAACATCGTTCCGTCAATCGCCCCTATTTCATTTTCAGAAATAATCTCGTAATCACTAACGTCGCTGATTGAAATTGCAGCCTGCACGAATTTGACTGACTCAAGTTCAACAAGCGGGTTGATTTCCAGGTAGCTGGCCAGCTCGGAAAATAACCCCTTGAAGGAGGAATTGCTTGGGCTTGTTTTGTTTCCAAATCCAAGCAATTCCTCTTCATAACCGCATTTCGTTTTGACTCTCGCTATTAAAGTTAAAGTAGCTGACATTGCCTATCCTCTTATGTCCATGTTTGCATATAAAAAATAAATAACTTTGACTATTTATTTAATTTCATTCTAGTGGAAAATTTACACCACCACAAGCGTCAAATTGACGGTTTTAGCTCATCGCTTGCGCCACTCTTGCAAATACGTCATCGAGCATAGATTGTCGATCCGGTTGCATGTAAACCATCATCGGGTTAATTCCAAAATAGACCGTCGCATCAATATCAGGCATGTAGTGCGCCTGTCCGCATAAATCCTCAAACGAACCCTTAACGTCCGGCATGAAGTAGCGGATTGAAAGCCCACCCAGCGCGACAATCACAGAAGGCTTTAACAGCTCCACCTCTTTCTTCAAGTAATCGCTGTACTGCTTGACGACTTCGCTCGTGACCTTCTCCCCTTTCGGCTTTGGACGTTTGGATAGAGCTGTAAAATACCCGTCCTGTCTGGAAAGACCGTGCTCTCGCATTGCGCTCTTCACATAGTCAAAACCTTTTCCTTGCGTCATCTGCCCCTTCTCACTTTCCGAGAATGAAGGGTAGTCTGTTACAACCATGATCTTCGGCTCTTTCCCGATAAATGGGAGTGGATGCACTCGCGTTGGTTTAAACTCTTCATCTTCAAGCTCTGCGGCTTTTCTGTCCGCTATTGCTCGTCTACGTTCGTCTTCTGTCGCTTCTTTAACTTCAAGCTCCGCAAGCATTCTCTTAAACTCTTTGGTTTCTTCCATATTCATGCGCATCTTACGGCTGACTTTTAAATCCTCAACCGACAGGCCTGGCATCAATAGCTTTTGATCTTTGAGACGATCTGGGTGCAATGCCGGGGTTGCTTCCGCATCCAAACTCGCGAACGCCCCAACCTTTTCCAAGGTTTCCTGAACACGAACATTGCACGAACGTTTGTTGACGGCATCAAGAAACTGCTCCTTACTGTCAAAGCGTCCGCCCACTTTCTCTCGCGCCTCAAGTATCGCGTTTGCTGTTTTATCTGACGCTCCTTTGAGTCGATTGAAAGGGGCGTACAATACGCTTCGCTTGCGCTCATCATCGTAGCCAATTGCAAACGTATCCTTCGACATATTAATGTCAGGAGGCGACACGATAATGTTTCGCTTGGCAGCATCCTTTACAATGCCTTGCAACTTGTCCTCTTTCACGATAGACAGCGTTGCGGCGTAAAACTCTTCCGGGTAGTAGTTCTTCAACCACATCGCTTGATATGAAATGAGCGTGTAAGCGAGAGCATGCGATTTGTTAAAGCCATACCCAGCAAATGCGGCGATCTTGTCGAACACAGAACCCGCTCGCTCCTCTTCCCATTCAACAGTCGCTTTACAGCCTTCAATAAACTTCTCACGCTCTGCAGACATTGCTTCTTTGAGCTTTTTACCCATTACCTTCCTGAGATTGTCTGCTTCTGCCATTGAATAGCCAGCCAATATCTGCGACGCTCTCATGACTTGCTCCTGATAAACCATGACCCCGTAGGTATCAGCAAGCGCTTCTTCCAGATCAGGGTGGTCGTAGGAGATGATTTCTGCGCCCTGTTTACGATTCACATAGGAATCCAGCATGCCGGAATCCATCGGGCCAGGTCGATATAGCGCTGTGGCTGCGACGGCATCTTCAAAGCGGAATGCTCCACCCTGTGCAAGCGATTTCAAAAGACGGCGCATTCCGCCTGATTCAAACTGGAAGATTCCAAGCGTATCGCCTTCCGCAAGTCCGCTCAAAACATCCTTATCATGCAGATTAATCGCGTCGATATTGACTCGCTTTTTATGGCGTTCTTCAATCATCTGCAAGGCGATTTCGATAATATCGAGCGTCGCAAGCCCAAGCACGTCCATT